ATAAAGTTGATAGAACGGTTTGGCTTAACGAAGATGTCAGCAACAAAGTTATTAGAGTCAATTACTTGACCAGTGTTGTTAGACTCATCGCACTTAACAGCGAACTCTGTAATACCACGACGACCTTGAATGTCACGTAGGAATGGCTCGATCAAATTCTTGAACTGAGCACGAGTAAACGGATCATTGAATTCGAACAATTGATATTTAGCAGCAGTAGCGATAGCTTTTTCCATAACAATGAACAAGCGACGAACGTTGATACGATCAAACGCAGATGGCTTAGCCAACAATGTCTTGTCACCGAATAGAACAGTACCTTCTCCTGGGAATGTCACAACTGGGTTCACGCCAGCTTTGTACAATACGTCACGGTCTACTTTAGTTGGGTTCAATGCCAACTTAACAACGTTCTTGATTTGACCACGGTTTAGACCAGATGGAGAGAACCATGGATCGTTAGTGTAGTCAGTGCGTGCACATAGACCAGCAGTATCACCGTTCAATGGAATCCAACGATACTTGTCGTTGTAACGATCGTATTGGTACTTGTAGCCAGAGTCAAGAACAGCGTAAGAAGTGCTTGGAAGAGCATTACGGTAAGCAACCATAAGGTCAGTAGCAGCAGAACCAGTACCGATGATTGGTTCACCAGTAGTAACGTTCTGAGCAGAAGCGAATACAACGCAGTCTAAACGAACTTCAGCAACGTTGCTGATAACATAGTTAACAACAGTAGGAGAAGCCTTACCTGTTGCAATTAGAGAGATGTCATATTGTGCATCATCAGCAAATAAAGAGTATGCAGTTTGCAGTTGACCATCAGTAGCAGTAAGGTTATCTACACCACCAGATAGTGAACGAGTAATAGCAGTACCGAGAGTAGTGAATGCTTTGTTAGCAGAAGCCACACCCCAGTCAGAATTACCAGTATGATCCATCCAGTAAATATATTGAGAACCAGTATTGATAGCGTCTTTATAGTAATTGTTCGTACCATCAGATTTCTTAACATCAGATGCTTTAGAAACAAACGCAAACTTTTCTAGAACAGTACCTGGGATACCAGTCCACAATCCATCTTTATCAACCACAACTACATGTAGTTCATCATTAGATCCGCCTACATTAGAAGCGTGTGTTGATGTGGATGGAGCAGAATCAAAGCTGTCTTTGTATGACCAAGACGTAAAAGATGTTGAATCTGCCATAGAAACTAGCAAAGAGTTTCCTAGAGAACCTGGATAGCGTGCTGCCCATTCACCAGTAACACCTTCACCATTAGCAAAAGACATTAAGTAATCATTAGTGTTGTTGATTTTTACACCACCAACAGTAACAACGCCAGAATATACAGCTGTAGTTCCAGAAGATGGAGGAGCAATAGTAATAGATGGAGCACTAGAATAACCAGTACCAGCATTAGTGATTGTTAGACCAACAATAGTAGAACTAGAAATAGTCACTGTACCAGTAGCAAAACCATTACCACCTCCAACAGTAACTGTTGGTATAGAAGTGTATCCTGTACCAGCAGTAACAATAACGATATTGGTAATAGAACCACCAGAAACCTCAACTGTAGCAGTTGGTTGTGTGCCACCAGGAATTTGTGGGGCACTGAATGACACAATAGAACCTGAAGTGTATCCAGAACCACCTTGAGAAACTGTGACACTAGTAACACCACCACCAGACAAACGGGCAGTAGCAGTAGCTTGAATACCTGATACATCATTAGGAGCACTAATAGAAACTACTGGAACAGAAGTATATCCAGAACCAACGTTAACTTGAGTAACACCAGTAAGTGTTCCAGTTTGAATTGCAACAGCGTTGCGTTGAGTGCCAGTGTCAGCACGGCTGATTAATAGGCTATTTGTATAAGACAGGAAGTTCGCTGCAGTAAAGAAAGACTGTGCATTAGCGTCTTGTGGCTTACCGAAGATACGAACTAATTCGTTCTCGGAAGTAACAGATGTAGGAGCCAAAACTGGACCCCATGCAAACGCACCAGCAAAAGCTCCACGTGAGCTAGACACGGCTGGAACGATTGATGAAAAATCTTTTTCTACGACTGCAACGCCTGGAGATAATTGGAAAGGCATTGTAATTCTCCTTGTTAATAAGTTTACTTTAGACAGAAAATCGTGTCTACATTTTATTTAGTTTTTACAAGTTTTCAACTCAGAAATTCAATGGCTCGGCATCGCCGTCTCCATTATCATAGAATCCGAATGGCGTCAGTTCCTCTTCGATAGCTTGCATCTGTTTCTTATACATAATCTCTCGGAGGTTTACATTATTTAGCTCTTTAAAATACGGGTTAGTTGTAAGCCAACCAAAGAGAACCAAAGGCATTACCAAGTCATCGTGATAACCTTCGTCTGCTGCATATGAACCCTTAACCTCAATGAAAGTAGAGATCTCGGAGATCGTATCGGCATCGTTGACAATCAGCTTATTTTCTTCGACCATAGCTTTGAAGTTTTGACATCCAATGCGTTTGACCTTTTTATCAGTGTTAACACCCAGCTGAGTTTTACCTCCACCGAAGCCACCACCGATAACTTGACCATTTGTGTGTCGGTTCACCATTAAAATGTTCTCATATTCGAGTTCACTATAAAGGATGTGCGCAACCTGTTCACTAATGTTCGTTTCAATTAAGATATAAGCCTCGTTGTATTCCTTACCAATCTTGTATAAAACGTTAGGATACAACAGTGGGCTAATCTCGTTATTTCTGTACTTACCAACAATACGGTAAGGCACTTCTGTGATGTCGATAATTTGGAAGGCAGAGTGGTCTCCACCAACACCCTTAGCAACGTCAGCAATAATACAATATGTGTGCCCAGCAGATGGACGTACATAAATGTCTAGACCATCTTTCTGATAGATGATTGGGTCTACAGACATCTTAGCAATAATATCGGCAGTAACCAATGTTAAGCTAGAACCCAAGAACTTACATGCAACCTCTTGGTTGTATTTGAGTTCTCCGAGCATCATCTTTTGCTCTAGCGCCCACTTTTCATCACGACCTGGAATTTCCCAGTAAGGGATGAATAGAGGGACGAATCCATTACGACCCTTCTCAGCGTCATTCCAGAATTTCCAGAAGTGATTGTAGCCGAGTGGAGTAGAAGATAGTAGAATCTTTGTTGTTTGACCCGCAGAAATAGTGGGGTAAACAGAAGTGAAGAACTGTTCAGCAACAGTATTTGGAATAATTGCAGCTTCGTCAACATACAATAAGTTAACAGACTTACCACGAATACCAGAGGCAGATGTCGCTGCAGTGAATACCTTAGAACCGTTTTCTAGTTCAATATCACCCTTGTTCCAAGTAGTAACACCTTGCTGTAGCCACAGTGGAAGAGCCTCATACATAGTTTGATAACGATCCAAAACTTCACGAGCAGCAGTGGCTTTGTTAGCCAAAATGGCTACGTTCTTGTTTGCTTGGAATAGAGTATACCAAAGGATGTAGGCAGCAGATGTAGTAGTCTTGCCTTGCTGACGACCTTCCATAAGAATAACACGACGGTTATTATGGATGATATTTATTTTGTTTTTCTGACAATCATATAAGGCGAACTTAATCAAACCATGATCTAGAGAAACGATGTAACAGTAATTTTCAATAAAGTAGATAGGGTCTTGGGAGCACTTCATATACTCCTGAACTTGTTCAGATGTATAGTTTACCTGAACTCCAGCTGCCTTTAAGTTACCATTTGAATTATAATTTTCTGATGCCATTAAAAGTTGTTCAGCCAGTCTTCACTGGATACTGTTGATGTAGTAGTGTCGCCTTCAGCCACAAATGACTGATTAGGATTACTAAAATTTTCATTGTTACCGAGATTAGCATTAACTTGAGTAATAACATTTTTGTCAGTGACTGCGCCATATAGATTTAACTTCATCTGGAAGTTTAACGTATGTGTCACAAAACGACGGTCTTGAAAAGAACCATCATAATTATCTTCTACCTGTACGCTATTTAGAATGATTGGAGTATCAGATTGGATACCCATATCTGGAATAGCATTTATCGTTAGGGTATACTCTGGAGTAAACGTTGGAAGAATTTGCTCAAGAATTTGAAGACCATCTTCTTGCGTTTTTGTTAAAATGTACAATGACATATCTAACGTGTATGGAACTGGAGTGTAGACAGCTTGTTGATTTGTACCAGTGCCAGATCTAACTTGCTGCATACGATTAACTTTACGTGAAGAATCGTAATTATAACCAGTAATCTCAAAAGACATTCTGGGGAGAGTAGTATAGGTATTGTTTTCTAGATTCGGATCAGAGTCTAAACGTACGATCCACTTTTCTTTTGGTGCGTAAGCTAGAGGAATTTGTAATCGCTGGGCTGTAGTACCATTAACTGAGTCGCCAACTTTACGATCGATATAGATGTCACTGAATAGTCGCCCGAATGCTACAATGCTTTTGCGGATGATGCCGTGATAGAAGATATTTCCGTTAAGCATTATTTAATCTCACCGAATGGGTTAGCTTCATCGAAGTTGATGATAGAAGATGCTTCTTCTTTGAACTTATTGTTGTCGCCATATGAATCTGATTTATCAATATTGATTTCGATCTCACATGTAGCATTTGCACCAATACCATCACCTATGATACTTAGTATAGGTGCTGTTTGATATGCAGTACCACTATTTTCTATAGCGATAGAAGTTATTCTACCTGCTTCAATAACTGGTGTTAACACGGCACCGAAACCAGCAGAACTAACAATTGATACTGTAGCGTGTGTATATCCAGAACCATTGTTAGTCATTGTAACTTTACTGATGCCACCGTTTGGATTTCGTGTGGTATTTGTATTAAATGTCTTCAATGTCTCAAACGTATCAATGGCAGAGATTCCTGTGTCGATAGTTTCAGAAGCATACTGGAATAACTCAACTTGCAGTTTGTAAACATATAATTTACCTAACTGATAGAAAGGATCTTGGTGTTGGACAAACTTGATCTCAAATAATCCCTTTGATAGTGGGAAATAAATTAGATCACCCTCATTTGGACGATTGGGTAACTGAGTCACGCCATAACGACCAATGAATTGATCCCATCGACGACGAGCAACAACTAGAGTTGCAGATTGTTCTACCATGAGACCAAACTTTTGGATAAATGCTCCCTGTCCACCGAAAGAATCTACATTCTCAAAGTACATCTCAATTGGAAACGCTGACTTAAATTCACTTAGACGGTCTTCTCCAAGGATGTTATCTTTTGAAACTAATGTTCTTGGAATGTACATAACCTCATTGCCATACATGCGCAATGATTCGATGATTAGATCTTCTACAAGATACTGCTCATTACGAGTACCGTGTGTGAAATAAACATTAGTTGTTGACATCTTAGCCCATCATAAAGTTAAGTGGCGCAGACTTGTTTTGCAAGTCATCTTCTAAGACAGCAATCTCTTGAGTGGCTTCTAGGTATAACTTATCACCATCTAGCGTAACACCACCTGGAAGTTGAATGCCAGTAAATTTCTTAATATTGATTGCCCACTGTTTCTTGAACTGCGCAGTTACATAACGCTTTAGCCATTGCTCGTTCCAAATTTTAGACCACTGAGTTGGATCCATTGCACGATAGCATTTGATAATAACGTAGTCACCGAACGCAACATCAGACTGCCAGTTGATATCAAGATACATACGATCTTGCAATCTATTAAAACGGAAATTATTTTTACCGTTAAGAGTCCAGTCTAGTAAGTCTAGATGCTGCATAACAGTAGTATAGTAAATGATAGATGTAGATGTTAAATCATACAAGTCATTTAAACGTAATTGATATTGTAAGTCGAAGATGTTCTTAGAAGAAGATGCTTGACCAATAGACAGAACATCTGTGATACCATAAACATAGTCTGGAATATTGATGTAACGGTTATCATACTCACGTGGAGTAATAGAAACAGTAGTAGCTGTTACAGTAGTGCCTTGAATAGCTTCACCATTGATGAATGTTCCAACAATATTCTTAACAAGCAATAAATTGCCAGCAGACATACGCTGAGATTCACGAGTTACTGTAGCTTTAGCTCCAGAAGTCGCTCCTGTAATGTGTTCTTCTAATACAAAATCTTGAGCGTTATTGGAAGATAGAACGATCTCAGATGCACGAATTTGTTGCTTTAGATAAATCTCTTCAATACCATCATAGTGGTATAGACGCCAGTAGTCTAAGCATTCGTCAATGCGGTCTTCTAGTTGATCATCGTCAACGTTAATCTCTAATACTGGAGCACCAAGTGCTCTTAGACAGTATTGTTTTAGACCTTCTCTAGATGTTGGGATAGCCATTTTTATACCTTGAATAGAGTCGCTTGACCTTTAATCGCAGCAGTTCCAGAAGAACACGTTGCGAAAATAGTTAAAGTTCCAGAAGAAATAGAACCAGAGAAAGTAGTGTTACTGTTTGCGCTTTGCATTTCAGTTGCTACTGTATAGTTTTCATTAAATGTTACTGTAGTACCATCATGCATAAACAACATTTCCATAATCCTGTATGCACTACCATTTGTGACAGAAAAAATCACTTTGCCAGAACGGTAAGTAGCAGATGGTATAGCTAATATTGCAGTTGGCGATGTACCAGAAGTAGAAACAGTCAACCCTCTTGTTGTCATTATATGATCGTCAGTTTGCCATCCAGTCGCAGCCCCCCAAACGATAGTCTTATCAGTAGCACCCTTTAGGGTAATACCGCCACCTTCAGCAGTAGTATCGGTTGGGCTAGCCACATCACCAATAATAACGTTCTTGTCTTCAACGACTAAGTTGACTGTATTGATGTTTGTAGTAGTACCGTTGACAGTCAAGTTACCATTAACAGTAAGGTCTACAGTTGTTACTGATGTTAATCCAGCAAGATTAGTAGAAGCACTACCCAGAGAAATAACTGTAGTGCCAATTGTAACGTCGGCAGTTGCCCATGTAGGAGCATAACCTGCACCAGCAGATTTCAAGAATGTTCCAGAAGCACCAGCTGTAATGAATGTAGATAAACCAGTATCAGCCTGAATAATCAACTGTCCAGCAGAACCACCAGCAATGTTTGTTGCTGTTGCAGCCAGATTAGATGTACCAGCAGAAATTGTAGAAGCAGAAACCCAAGTCGGAGCACCAGTACCACCAGATACTAACAACTGACCAGATGTACCAGCAGAAGAAAGAGATAATCCACCAGAAGTAGAATAAGCAACAGCACCTGCCACTGCAGATAGTGAAGATCCTGTACCACCGTAAGCTAATGCTACAGCGTTACCTTGCCAAGCAGAACCAGTACTGAATGTTTTGTTTAGAGCAGTCTGTGCAGAAACGTTATTAATCATGATGGCACCACCACCAGCGGTAGTACCATCATGTAGACGAATTGTTTTAAGATCGGTGTCAACAGAAATTTCACCAATAGCGCCTGTAAACGCATTGTTCTGTGTTGTTGTACCTCTTCTAAATTGTACTTGTGTTGACATAGTTTTCCTCTAATTCGATATATTTAGGCTTGGGCTTCAGACCAGAATAAGTTAATGTTAGTGTTCGATGTGCTGCCAGTTGCAGCGATATTTTTAATGACGACTGCTAAAACGTCTGGACCGTCTGGATAGTTTGAATAACCACCAATAGCGGAGTTGGTTAATTCTTTCAAGTTCTTCAAGTCAATCTCAGCGAAACCTGCTGGTTGTCCAAGCGTGGAGAAGTTTTGTTCACCTGGGGTTGCTGTAGTAGAAACGCTTGTAGAAACTTGAGCGAATGATGGTTGTGATCCAAGACCAACAGTGTTAACCGCAGTCCAAGTTAATGTAGATGCGTCAATATTTCCAGGGTTTAGAATACCATAAACCTGAACTGAAACGTCTGATTGAATCTGTAAGTTTTGTAGTAGTAACTGAGATCGGTTGATCAAGTCACGATCTCCGAAGTTGCCAGCAATCGAGTTTGATACTGAAGGAGCTAAACGTAAGAAGAATGCAGTCTTAGACTGTCCAGCAGCCAAAGAAATGTTAGTTGCAGCATAGTTAAAGTAATAACCACGATCTGAGTCAAAGTTACCGTCCATGATGTAAGAAGAACCCCAGTGGTTAATAATCGGAGAACAAGTGCAGCTAATTAAAGTTACTGAATTAAATCCATTACCAACAGCATGCACAGCAGCGCCACCACCAGAGAATGTTTTAGTAGAACCACCAACAAACATGGTGAACGACGCACCACGAGTTAAACCAGTTAGCTGGTTACCATTTCTGCCTGTATAAGAGATGTATTCACTATCAACTAAGATTACACCACCAGTAGATGGGAAACGAGAAGCATCAACTAGATTCATCGTTGTCTGAGTATTAGTCATAGTTGCAGCTAAACGATCTCTTGCAGATTCATTGATAGCCTGATAACGAACAGCAGTGTTACCTGTGCGCATGTACGCTTCATCGTTAATGTTATTTTGTTTCATGCGGTGGACTTGGATCATGTTACCATCACCACCACGACACATAAAGTCAATGAAACCAGCACCGTACCAAGAGAACGAGATACCAAGCATCTGCATCTTGTTCAGGTTAATGTTGTAACCTGAGATACCTGTACCGTCAATCTTATCGATGTTGAATTGAGATTGTGGAATACGTTGGTCTATAACCTGTGCAATTTTAATACCTGCCGAATTATTAACACCACGATATTCTGGGTTGATAGACATAGTGTTATCATCAGTGACAGAACCAACACGATATGTCATACCACGAATAACGATAGAATCTCCAACTTTAAGTTGTTGTGTGAAACGACAACCGTTTCCAGTAACGTTTTGTGAACCTGATGCAACAGAAACGAAACCAGACAACTGATAAGTTGCTGAACGTTTAACCACTGCTAATTCTTGTCCATCGTACTCCCAGAAAATGCCGTTTTGGTCATCGAATGGACCACAACGAGTAGAAGCACCAACCCAATTTTTAACAGTTACACGTGGTAGGTTTGTGATAACAGCAGCGGTTGATCCAAGTGTAGTTGTGGCGTTAACGGTAAATGTAGATTCGTTGACAATAGAAGACACGCCGTAGGTTCCATTGTATCCTGCTGTTACAACACCAGCGATCTGAATAGTTGCACCAGCTTGAAGACCGTGGTCAATTTCAGTAGAAACTGTAATGATAGAACCAACACCAGTCGCAGTGGCAGAAATTTGGTCCAAGTTCATAACTGGGTTAAACAAAACACCAGAAGTCCACAACATACCTTTACCAGATTGGTAACGCATATATTTCTTAGTTTGACGAGAAACAGAAGCACCATGTGATGGCAAGAATGTACCAATGTTAACACCGCCATCAAATGGACGATGTTGAACATAAGCATCTGATCGAGTATAAGTCTTGGCAATGATACCAGAGTTTGCAACCGCACCACCAACTCGAGCAGTGAATGTGAATGTAGTGCCAGAAGGTACGGTTTCAACGAAGAAGTTACCGCCCATTAAAGCGTGGTTTGTTCCACTAGAAGTAATGATGTTAACAATCGGAGCACCAGCAACTAAACCATGATTAGCAGAACATGTTACTGTAATCTTAGATGGAGAGTTAGCGTCAGAAACATATCCAGTAATCGGTAGATCTGCTCCTGCATAGAAACCACCACGACGAGCATATGTTGATTGGTTGTAAACAGATGTTCCATTTACACCAACGATACCTTTAGCGAAGAATGTAAATGTATTAGCGTCAGGAACTGAAGATACTACGAATGCACCTTCAGCACGTGCAGCGTTTGAAACACCAGCTGCACCGAATATAATAACGGGTTGAGCCAAAGAAAGACCATGAGCTTGTGAACAAGTGACAGTCATAACAGATGGATTACCACCGTCTGATGTAATGTTAGTCATGAATAAGTCAAGACCTGGCTTTTCGTAAATACCTGGAATACCACGAATGTCAGAATAGTTCTGCCACTTAGTTGGCTGTAGACCATATTCAAAGTCGGCATCAATCATGGCCATTGGCTGGGCAACACGTTGTCGTTCGATAGCATCAACACCGAATGCATACGGGCGAACAATGTTACCGATTTGTTTTGGAGCGTCTGTGTAGATAGCAATCTTATCAGAAGACAACATAGAAGCTGTGTCAGCAGCGAATGTTACTGTACTTGCACCCACTTGCTCAGAATACTGGGAAGAATCTCCAGTGAACGTAGTGTCATCTGGATTGTATGTGATGGTACCATTCTTAGTAGGATCACCAATCGCATAGATGTTTGTTTGCTGTGTCTTGTTCGCAATAATTAGTAGTTGAGTCAGATCAACTTTTCCAGGGAATTTTAAACTACCAATACCTGCTGCATTTGGAGAGAAGATGTATTTTTCAATTAACTGACGTGCCATTGTATATCCTTAGAAGCCGAAAATAATAGAGTAACCGAGATAGTCTGATTTGACTGACTGGTCAATGTTGTTCAACGAAATAATACCTGTGAAACTTAGAACACCTAAGTCATAGATGTTATTTGTAGTTCCTGATACTAAACCCTCATCTTCGCTAACAGTGATCACACCATCTGTGACCAACCCCATATCATATTGCGAAGATGCGAAAACAGCAGAAGCAACAACAGCATTAGAATCAGCGTTGACCCATTGTGTGCCGTTGTATGTAAGAACTTGTTGTGTTTTAGGGACAGCGAGGTTAACGTCACTAAGAGTAGCCAACGCACCTGCATTTGGAGAAGACCACTGGACACCAGATCCAGTAGACATAAGAACTTGTCCAGAATTACCAATACTACCATTAACAGATAGTGTTCCTGCTAGAACAGGAGAAGACAGAGTTTTATTTGACAGTGTTTCGGTTGCAGAAGATGAACCGAGATATGCTATAGTATTGGAAGAGTTCTTGAAATACAGTTTACCATCAGCATAGTTTAATGCTAACTCACCGTAAGCCAAGTCTGTCGTCAGTGGCACCTTTGCGGCGACTGAGGACTTCTTGAGTATGATTTGATTACTCATTCATCTTCCTAAAAAGGTTAAACGCTGGGGTAAAAACCCCAGCGGACTAATTGTATTTAGTCTTAGTATGTACCACCGTCGATGTTGAATCCATCGAGAGTAGAAGTTGCAGCACCAGCACCAGTAATATTAGCAGCAACTGTTACGTTACCAGAAACACCAAGAGTGGAGTTAAGAGTTGTTGCACCGCTAACTGTCAATGTAGAAGTTAGTGTAGCTGCTCCGTTAGCTGCAAGAGTTGTGAACGCACCAGATCCACGAGTAGTGGCACCAATGTTAGAAGCGTCGATAGTCTTGTTTGTTAAAGACTCAGCTCCAGCTAAAGTGGCCAGTGTACCAGTAGTTGGTAATGTGATGCTTGTGGCACCAGTCATTGTCAATGTAGTGGAATATGCACCTGCAGTTGTAAGGTTACCACCAAGAGTGATAGTCTTAGAACCGTTATTAACACCAGTACCACCATAAGTTGGAGATACGATAGTGGCATTCCACACACCAGTTGTAATTGTACCAAGTGTAGTTAGTGAAGTCTGACCAACATAAGTTGATGCGATATCAATAGAGTCTGAGTTAACTGTGATGCGGTTATTAGTACCAACAACATCTAGAACACCAGAACCGTAAACTAGACCAGCGCCAGCCAATGAAGATTTTAATTGTAGCGCATCAGAAACGATTTCGATACCACCAGAACCTGCAACAACTACATCAAGAGTATTACCAGATTTTGTTAAGGCGTTACCAGCAACGATCTGTCCAGCACCAGAGAACTGAGTGAAGACGATTGCGTCAGTGCCAACTGTGAGTGGAGCATCAGAAGTGATAACGAAACCATTGTCACCATTTAATGTACCTTGTTCAACGAACAAGAATAGACCTGGAGATACTTCGTTTGGAGCATCAGCATCAGAAGCACGTGCCCATGCACCAGAAGCAACAACGTAGATACCGTTTTGAGAACCAGTTGTTTGGTCTTTAACTAGAACACGATCGCCAACACTAAGAGCAACACCGTCAATAGTTTGAGTATTACTTAGAGTGATGTTACCAGTAGTGGCAGCACGAACAGATTGTTTAACATCCAAACCAGCACGAGCAGCGTCAACATAAGCCTTTGTGGCAGCATCTTGAGCATTAACTGGATCTGCAAGACCAGTGATGGTATTTGAACCCATCGCTAGGTTACCACTTAGAGACATACCAGCGAATGCTGGAGTTGCGCCAGAGTGGATGTTCTGTGGTAGGCTTAATGTTACTGCAGCAGTTTCAGTTCCAGAACCAGATACGTTTACTTGGTTAGCAGTACCTGCAATAGTAGCAACATAGTTACCAGTAGTGTCAGATCCAAGAGCAACTGAGTCTGCTTGGATAGTTGCAGTGATAGTTACGTCTGAAGAACCATTGAATGACACAGAACCAGCTACGTCGCCGCTCAATGTGATTGTACGAGCAGTTTGTAATGTAGTCGCAGTTGATGCGTTACCAGCCAAAGCTGCAGTAATTGTACCAGCAGAGAAGTTACCAGAAGCGTCACGCTTAACGATGGCAAGCGCAGTATTTGCGTTAGTGGCGTTAGAAGTGATTGTTACTGCGTTATTTGTAACAGCGGCACTCAACCCATTTGTACCAGCAAACGTTAGAGTGTCACTTAATAGTGCTACGCCATCTGTACCAGTATCGCCAGCAATGTTTAGAGTAGTCGCTAATGCTGCAGTACCAGCTGCAGTTAATTGACCTTGAGCATTAACTGTGAATGTTGGGATAGCAGTAGCAGAACCATAGCTACCAGCAGTAACACCAGTATTAGTGATAGAAAGAGTTGTTGTGTTGCTAGCATCACTTACATTAGAAGTGATACCAGTACCAGCAGTAATAGTACCACCAACTGCATCATAGATGAACTCAGTTAGGGATGTATTGTTGTCGCCGATGTATAAGTTAGTAACAACTGTCTTACCAGTACCGTTTGGTGTGATTAGTAAATCACCATTGGTATTAGTTGTGCTTAGCGTGTTACCGTTAAGTTGTAAGTTATCAACTAATAGGTTGTCGATCTTGCTATCAACGTCAGTGATAATAGCAGATGACGCTGTTAGAGTTCCCTTGTTGTGATCCAACATGTCGGTAAAGAACTTACCGCCGATAACCACGTGATTGACTGCGTTACCAGCAGTCTCTGTACCCATACCAATGTATAAACGATCACCGCCGTTTGAACCATTGTCTGTTAAGGCTGAATACGCTAATTCACCTGCTCCCAATGTACTTGGGTTGCCAGATGTACCAGAACGTTTAATTCTAATAATAGATGCCATCTTTTATTTCTCCATTAAAATTCTCCGCCTTCCATGTTTTGCGCATCGAGGGTGGTTGTGGATGTCCACTTATTTGTTGTTGTTTTGTATACCAAAATAGACCCATTAACTCTAACGCTGGTATCAACGTCCGCAATATTGGACACTGATTCTACGACGGCAGGGTTGGCCACGTTTGATGAAGAAAGTGTAAGAACACCCTCAGAGACTGCTATCTGAAGTGCTTCATCTGCTTGTACAATAGCTATTGTATCTGTCATTATTTTAAATCTGTGTTATTTGAGCATTCACTGTTACAATGCCTTCTACCACTCTTGTTTTAGTGCCAGAAGGTGAGGTAATTTCTACGTCATATAGCCATCGACCCGCAGGGATGGCTGATGATTGATCTGAATCGAGTTGGAGGCGAACTTTTCCGTTCGCTGCGTCGTAGATAGACGCTGTGAAATTATAGGCTACAGATGAGCTATATGACTTTCTCATCTGAGAATTAGCCATGTACCCAGTTAAATTTAGTGCTTGTCCGTTAGTCGCAGCTACAGTGATAATGTTACTGTAGTTCGCTCCCGCATCCACAAACAGATTGCTTATTGTCGCCATCGTTCAATCCTAAAATGATTCTTATCATCTTATTTATAAACGAGGAGATTTGTAATTAGTCGTCCAGAATGTTATGGAATCCTTTTAGTAGGAAAATCCACTGTGGTCTATTAACGTTAAAATTTGAAATTTTCTTGGGCTTGTTCAAAGAGTATTCATGTTCACCAAGTTCTGCCAAAGTTTCTCTCATTTGCCATCTGTGAGTATTCGGGTTTCCTTTGATTTTGGTGAATGGTTCATTGGTATTAATAGCCCATCTTTGGAAATCATCAGTATTAAAGAATCCAATAATTCTTTCTGCTTTTTCTCCTCCTTGAATCATAGTCCTGTGTTCATATAATGCAGTATACCAGTCTAAGTTGAAGATACAATACCATCTAAGATCATTTACAGTTTCTAGCTTCTTGGGAGAAGCCTTAATCATCGGATCAAAAAACTCTAATAGATTAGAGTCGATATGTTTCTCGTATGACTCATAAATTGTCTTTGGTGTGCCAAGAGTATGGTGAAACATTGCAGTTTCTCCTGTGGCAAAGAAATCGTCTGTTGGTCCAAATAGTTGATTACCACACATCCCACTAACGTAAATACAATCAGTTTCCTGATACGCTAACTCATTATCTGTTGCAGTTTGTATAATGTATTTGAATTCGTGCTTTAGTCTTCTATCGAACATATCGCCAGATTCGATAATAGAATTATATGTACCATATATCCTAACTTGTTCTGGATCATTAGCATAATGTCTTAAAAGAAGAAGGATATATGTACTGTCGATTCCACCTGACCATAGAACATAGATGGTCTTACCTGTAGCTAGAAGTTGTTTGGCTCTTTCTTCAGCTACTGCATTAAAAGATTTTGTAGAAAACCCTAATGGGATTGGATGGATATCTTTAGCTATGTTTAAGTAGTGTGGAATAGACTTAGTTCTATCATACACCATATTATGTTTGTTCAACCCAAACTTGTTGTATGTGTCGAGAAGGTTATCGCTATATTCTTCTGACAAGAATGGTGCCATAAGATGTTTTTTACTTTGAATTATCTCTGGTACGATGTGGGTGTTATAGTATAGAATCTCTGGTCTCATGATATCCTTAAAACGAAAAAGGGAGCCGAAGCTCCCTAGTATTTATCGCATCAAATTAGTGTAGTTGAATCTTCTCAACTAGACCTGGAGTGAAGTAGTCAGCAAACTTAGCGTAAACTGGAGCAGTGACTTCTTTGAAACGTGCTTCTTGTTCAGCAGTCATCTTAACAACTTCAACACCCTCAGCTTCACATTGAGCCAAGATGTTTGGAATATCAGCAACAGATTCACGACGCTCTTGACGAGCAGCATTGAATGCAGCAGTAGACAAGATTTCTTGAGTTTCAGCATCGAACTGCTTGAAGAAGTCTTGGTTAACGATGATAGAAGTCAAGAACAAGCTATGTGCTGTATCATTAACAACTTTGAAAGACTTATGTTGATCTAATGGGAACACACGAACGTAAGTAGATTCACCAGCTTCAATAACTCCAGAGTCAGCTGCAGCGTTCATTTCTTCTAAAGCGATGTGCTCATTAGGAATAGCGCCAAGCAACTTGAATGTCTCAACAGCAACAGGAGAACGGCTAGTGCGAACAGTGCGACCTTGCCATGCTTCTACAGTATCAGCCTTAAAGTTAGCTGGAACAACACGGTATCCACCAGAGTAAGTGAAAGACATAGCGTGAGTGTTAGAATTAGCAGCAACGCCAGCCAATAGATCCATACCAATAGAACCTTCTAACACTACATCAGCGTGATCGTGGTCACGGAACAGGAATGGAAGATCTAGGGCGTGCAGGTCTTTGTTGTAATCAGCTAACCAAGTAGTGTAGATATGGCTCATTTCAATAGTGCCATTATCAACTAATTGCATCAAAGCATCTTTAGTGATTTTCTTGCCACCGTTATATTTGTTAGTATAGTCAGTTAAAGAAAGAACTTCGATGTCGAAAGCACCATTAGTTTTCTCATTAACTTCTTTAGCGAAACGCTCCGCTACTTTTAAAAATAAGCCAATAGGTTCGTGTGCGATCACCCATTTTACATGCTTAATAGTCATTCGGTTTCTCCTAATTTGCTGGTATCAAATATCCAGCTTTGTGTTTGTTCTTTAAAATTCATAAATCTTTTAATCACAGTTACTCTGTTATTTATAAGATTTCTCATTGTATTTATGTCAGGAATCTCTTCCTTATTTAGGATATCAGAGACTGGAATCACCGTGTCTCTGTGTCCATATTCTTTAGTGTTCGAGTCGTATATAAAGTAATCTTTCATCGAAAACCACTCCAAGTTACCGTCCCCTTGTTCAATAGATCTTGGAAACTGTCTAATCTCGATTACATATCCATTAATAAATGAACTCATGCTGCTACAATAGGAATGATTTTTTTAGGTTTTCTAACCTTCTCTGGTTTACCTTTAGTCCACCAGAAGATATCTTTACGGTCTTCTCTTAGTGGACCATCAATATACTCTGGAATGCAACCTGTCATTTCTTCGATAGCAATACAAAATTCTACAATATTGTCACTATATGCATTGTCACAAGAGGCTTCCCATAGTGGTCCAGTTAAGAACATACAAGCACCCTTACAAATATGAATAACTGGGCAGCTTGGGCATTCTTTACGATCACTCCAGTGTGTTCCAGTATCGAGCCTTGTATTAGCTAAGTCTGAAACAGTACCTAGTTTGTGTGAAAATCCAGATGGATTGTTAGACACAGAACTAACGTTTTGGCAAGTTAAAACATTTCCGTTTAAGTCTACTGCTATGTTTTCTGCTTTGTCCATACCACATTTTTGTGGCAGAGATTCTATTCGAGTACCATCTATAATAGAGGTAACAAAACCTGAAACCTTTTGGCCAATCGTGGCAAATCTACTAACCTTACCAGTACGTAACTCGTCCAGCGCCACAGATCTAAATCGAATATCTTCTTCACCATCCAACAACGAATTGGCCATACCACCTTCGTCATAAGCATCAACAAACGTGCCTTCGCCTATAACCAAATGTTGAATATAATCTGCACCGATTTCATTAGCTACAAATTTAACAAAGAATGCTTCTATTCCCGCACGACTAATATTTTTAGAGTTAATCATAGAATTAAAACTAAACATCTTCTTTGGGGCGAGACGTTTGTATAAATCTATGATACCGATTTTAGAATCTGGATCATCTAATGGATCTGGACCACGCACTGGTTGTCCTGGTCCATCATGGGATACTGCCACCCCGAATCCCATTGATTCTAACCAATCATTCTTTTCTTTATCTAATAAACTACCATTGGTAATTACTGACATAGACCCGTTAGGATACTTAGCCTTAATAGCTTCTGCTAATGGCTTAAATGTTTTCCAATAGACAAAAGGTTCTCCACCCCAAAACTCGAAGTGTGAACCTTTTCCTAAACCATCTTCTCCACCTTCATACCAATTGCTCATATTAGCAACAAACGGATCTACGTCATTAAGATTAGTAGAATCTGCATGTGGAACAAAACGCTGATTGCAGTAATCGCATTCAAAATTACAAGAAAGACCCAACTGAATTTTAATAGTCTTTAGGTTTTTCTTACCATGCTCAATCTTAGCTGGCTCTTTAACTTCATCTTGTATCTTAACGTTACTAAGAATTGGTGTATCATCACCCCACTTTAGTAAACTTAATGAACTATCATAAGTTATTTTTTTATGAGTACTGTCCGCTGGGCACCATGCTGTAATATCAAAAATCGCCATATTATCCTCAAAAAGATTATCCTAACACGTATTTATGCTCGTTAGGATAGCCTGAATATTAAAGTGTCTTAGTGAACGTGTTTCTGTTTACCCAGTATTTGAAACCCATCTTCACTCTAACTAAATCACCAGAATTCATACCAGTTGTTACAACTTTAAATGAACCAGAACCATTGGTTACTGGAATTTTCAATTTAGGTAAGTATCCACTGTCTTGTACCAAGTAGATAAAGTCGACTTTATCTGATGTGACATCGAAATTAACTGTCAAAATATCATCAGTTTGTGCAGAAGAAGTGACATTAATTTCTGGCATTAGTTCAAATGTTAATCTGATAATAGGATCCAGCGGATGTTTAGTTAAATTACCAGTAAAAGTCACTGTATGCTCTGCATAGTTAGTACCAGCTAAATCAATGTTGAAGTATTCAATTTCTGGAGTGTTATTCCAATATTCACCGTCAGCTTTAACTGCTGGTCTAATGATAACAGGAATAATATCATCTGCAGATGGGTTATCTTTAGTTACAAAGAACGCAATCACTGTAGCATCACCAAAGGTGTTAAAATCTTTTGTTGGTAATGTATTAGCATATGAGTTGATTAAATCACCCTCAAGTACAGTGTGTTCTTGTGCATCTGCAGTTTCATCGTCTGGAGTGTTTGTATTAACAACAGAATCTTTAATATACCATAAAGTTTGTCCATCAGCAGTGCTAAACATGCTGGTGTCAATTTTAAATTTATTGATTACTCTGTTCGAAGTTTCATTTTTGAAAACAACATTCAATATTGTTCCAGATAAATTCAAATCCCAATTAAATGTTACAGGAATTTCCTGAAAGTTAGTATCAGTCCACTCTGTCTCTGTTGGAAACTCTCCAGCCCACTCTACATCGGGTAGAGACTGTTGGAACAATGTGTTTGGAATAGCACCCTTTTGTGAAAGATATCTTCTTTTGTATTGTATTTTAGTTACGTATTGCATATGTTATCCTTAGCAGTTGCAATTACAGTTAGTGCAATTGTAGTAATGGTGATGCGGATCCATGTTGTGGTTCGTATCTAAGTGCAGACGCATATAACAGTTGATGATAACGTTACCGCAGTTACCACCAGCGGCACCAGCGCCACGCCCAATGGAGGCGTTGTTGTGGTTACCATGCTTAGTGTTATGTGGAACCCATCCACCGTAGTTACCTAAGTCGTTTGCAAACTGAGATAGGTGCCCCGGACGACCAGAGACATTACCCCATGCAACAGAAGAAGCAGAACCAGCGTTGCCACCAATGTTTGTTACTGTAACAGCACCCGTCATACCTTGTACAGATGTGACTGGGACAGAAACTACAACAGCACCCGTCATACCTTGTACAGATGTAACGTTTGCATTGATAGTTGGATTGCCAGCAACACCATTACCATTATCAACAGTAATACCAGCGCCTGCAACGATAGAACGTGCAGCAGCGACACCAGAAGATGTGATAGTAGTAAGACCAGCACCAACACTAGACAGTGCTGCTAAGTTAGCAGCGTAAGCCTGGACATCTGTACCAATACGAACACCCAATGTTCCACGAGCAGTGGCAGCATCAGCATCGTCAATTAATGTACGACCATATGACGAAAGAGTAGTTGTGCTCGCAGTACCTGAACCAGTGAAGTATGGCAGAGCATCAACGCCAGAAGTAACAGAAGCTAATGCTGCTAATTCATAGTCAAATGCTTGTACGTCTGTGCCGATAGCTAAACCAAGAGCAGTGCGAGCACCAGCAGCAGTACTAGAACCAGTACCACCGTCAGCAATAGACAAGTCTGTAATACCAGTAATAGTACCAGAAGTGATTGCAGCAACTCCAGTATGAGTACCAGAGAAGTTGGTAGCTGTAATAACGTTAGCTGAGAAGTTACCACCAGAACGAGTTACAACGCTATTACCAGCTTGGTCTGTGGAGCTAGTGTTTAAGCCATCAAGTAAATCAGCGTCTAGCCCAGAGCCAGATCCATCGACAGTTACTAACTTAGCCAGTACATCTGCAGCAGTATAGCTAGCAGCAGTTTGGGCTAATTGAAGTTGTGTGTTTAAGTTATTAAAGTTTGCATCGACTTCAGCGTTAGTAAGAGGACTACCCTTACCAGCACGAGTCGTGATTGTTGCAGCGTTAACTGATGCCATTTTTAGATTTCCTTTAGTTCAATCTTTGTTCAAGAGTTGAAGAATTAACGATTTTATGTCTTGCAATTCGTTCTTTATGTTATTTATCTCAACTGTATGTTGAGAAATAGCGTTTTCACGCTGTTCAGCTTCTCTCATACGAACCATATATTCTTCGTACTCAGTTCTGTTTGTGTTTATGATAGCTCCGCTAGAGGAGTCTCTAACCAAACCATCATGTCCTATCACCTTCAAAAAATCAGTCATTATGGGCAGGCAATAACTCGCAAGTCTTTAACGATTGGAACCGCACAGCTGTTTGTAGACTGCAGAACAATTTTAACTACCAAACCATCAAACGGTGTTAAACCAGTTAACGTGAAATCGATATCTGAGAAAGAAGGGTTACCATTTTCCACCTTAACGATAGTAGAATCTGGATTCATCTGTGTATATTTAGTCGCCGCTAATTGCTTAGTATCACCAACGCTAGTCTTGTAGAACACCTTTACTGTAGCTTCAGAAGGGATATTAGCTGCAAAACGAACACGTAGGTATGTAGAAGAGTTTGCAAACTTGATAGGTGTAGTTACATACTTACCAAGAGAAGAAGAACCTTCTGGTGTAATTTCGTCGAAGAACAACTCACGAACAGATACCACAGAACCAGAAAGAGCAGTTTCTGCAGTTCCAGAGAATCCGCTTAGAGTGATCGTAGCAGTAGTGCCATCGTCTGTGAAACCAGTAACTAAGAATGTTCCCAAGTTGCCTGCTGTAGTGGCAGAACCAGAGATAGTCACGTAACGACCGATACCAATAGCAGCCATGGAGCCACGGATCGTAGCGTTTGTAGAGCTAAAGCCAGTTGCAGTGAATGCCCAGTTAGTAGAACCAGAGACGATAGATTTAGAATCTAGAGCAGCCACGTTAGTGTTTGCTTCGGTAGGTTGGTTAATCTTATTAGAGATAGCAACCAAGCTAGTACGTGCAGTGTCAATAACTGGAGAAACAGCATCGTTAGTAGTAGAAATCTGAGCAGAGAACGTCACAGACTTGTTACCGCCCATCAATATATTTTCATTGATCTCAGATGCAATCACACGTGGAGAATAGAAGAAGTTATTCTCTTTAACTAAACATGGAGTGTATGTGGTATCAGCAACATATGGTGTTTGAGAACCATCAATAGCTTTACCAGAAGAAGTCAAGATAGAGAAGCTAGACTTAGTATCAGAGAAAGTCTGCATCTGGATAGATGGGTTGATAATGTCGTAAGATACATTACGAGTGGCCATAACTGCAGAACCGCCACCGTAACCACTAGATGTACCAGCAGTAGTAGTTGTGATTGTATAGCTGTTGGCGTCTACATTAGAAATAACATGGTCACCGTTCAACTCAGCTGCAGGGATACCGTTAATCGCATCAGCAACACCTTTGATGTTAACACGTGAACCAGAGTACATACCGTGATCATAGTGCCACACACGAACTGTAGTAGAACCGCTTACGATTTGGAATGGATCAACTTCGATATTGTCATATTGCAATACATCATTAACGAAGCTAATGTTACCGACAACGCTAGTGTCGAATTGAGCACGGTAAATAGTGAACTTAATGTCTTGGTTTTGATCTGGAGTCCATGTAGATGCGTTCTGTGATTTGAACAAAACACCAGCGTATGGTTGCTCAGAGATAGTTCTTCCAGAAGTTCCTGGGATTGTATCACCAACGTTAGAGATCCAAACTTTGTAGTTGTTAGAGTCAGACTGAAGAACAAAGCAGTACTCAGTATTGTCTTGAACGTAAACAGGAGTCTTGAACGTAAACTTAGTAGGTGTATCGTAAGATGGGTAATCTGCGCCATCTAGAGAAACTACATTAGAAGACAAGCTAACTTGAGATGGGTTGAGAGTAGTGCGGCTAAAAGCAAGCACGTTCTTTCCAGGTGTTCCATTTACCATCTCACGGATTTCTAATGTAACAGGAATACGATCGTCTTTTGAGGCGAAGAAAATATCAACGCTAGTCAAGAATGCTCCACCTTTTTGCTCGACCAAGAAAGATTGCGCCAGTGGATCGTACCAACCAGTATCAGAAACTACACGGCTGCCAGCACCTTGATAGATTGTCTGGCGAGCAGCTGGATCGTCGTTTGGACCGATGATTTCTTTAACCAACTCTGCATTACGGACAGCGTTAACAGATGCTTGTTTAGTTTCAAGAACACCTTCAGCACGATAGATACCACGACCACGTGAAGTCCATTGTCCAGTAGAAGTAGAAGCGTCAATTAGTTTCAACTCACGAGCACCAGTACGGAAACGGATAGCATCTGTGTTTGGAATTTCAAACAAGAAGTTTAATTCACCGTTTTTATTAGTGATTAGAGTCGTAGGTGATGTAATTGAAACAACAGTACCAGAAGCACCAGAAACAGAACCTGTGAATGTTTGTCCATTGGCAAATGTGCCGATAACGTTTGCCAACTCAAGAGTCAGAGCACCAGTATCTGGATCAATAAACTTACCGACAACAACCGCAGATGCAGTATTTAATGAGTTAGATATAACATCACCACGGTTCAAACAAACCTGAGAATCACCACCAATACGGCGTTTAGTTTCAGAAGCTGATCCACCAACGTTGGTAGAAAAGTCAAATATACCAGAACCTGCTGTGTATACTAACTTGACCGAAGGTGTCACAAAGGCACTAACATCGATGTCATCGAAATATGCATAGAAACGAGTGGCTGGTTTTAGACCCTTAGTCTGTACCAAGATGTTTCTAGAACGAATGTAAGGGATAACAGCAGTAGAAACAGTGCGGTCTGCAACAGTTTCATAGTCAGTTTTAACTGCTAAAGAAGTCTTAACACCAGTACGAGACTGTCCGACTGCTTGTGCTAGATTTTCAACTTTAACTACACGATGTGCCCAACCAGATGCATCTGGTCCAAGACCAAACTGAGCATCAAGTGCAGAGCCACCGTCACCGTAACGACGGTCAGCTTCCAGAGTTTGAATACCAGTAGAAAATGCAGTGCCCAACCATTCAGTCTGCCAAGCACCCCACACAGTACCAAAACCAGCATCGCCGATAATACCAGCACGAGTTGCTAGGTCTTTGATAGTGTTATAGTTGCCTTCTACTTGCTGCACTAGGTCAGGCATACGTGTAGTTTCAAACCAATCATCAGATGGTGGGTTGATTTCTACGTTACCTAAGAATGTGTAGATAGCAAATGGGTTGATGTTTTCTAAGCGAGAAGCGTAGTCTTGCTTTATCAATACTGGAGTATTGATAATTGGAAGAGTGATAATATCACCATTCAACTGATAGTTAGAAGCAGCACGTTGACCAGAGTTAGAGTTTTTCTCTAGTAGATTAACGTTGTAAGAAGTGTAGAATGGGCGAAGTTGATTCTTCTCCATATCAATAGAGCAGAAGTAGTCTTTAGACTTGCTGTTACCAATATTGTTACCGCTGAAGTTATCGACAACGAAACCATTCTTCATACGATCTAGACCACCAGTTGTGGTGATTTTCATAGACTGTGTTTCTTGCTCTAATAGAGAAAGAGAAGTGTAATATTCAAGGTTGTTGATACGAGACTCTAGTTTTCCGATATCACGCATTGTGTAACGCTTGTTCTCCATCTTTTGAACAGCAATACTATCAGAAGAAGTAGAGAATGTATATGGCTCAAGAGTTAGGTTGTATAGAACCATACCCAACGCTGGATCTTGTGGATCACCTGGATGTGTAGATGGAACACCAGTGATATCAAAGAACTTGCCGTTAAAATCCAGAGCAATTTTATCTTTACGTGCTAGGTAGTAGCTGTAATCAGATGTTACGCTTTCGCCACGCTTTGGAATACCAGTGATAGAACCACCAGTAGAAATAAAGTTCTTGGCAGTACCAGCAGACTTGTTTGCAACACGTGGGCGGAAATCTAGAGAGTCACGCAATACTGCTGGAACTTGATTATAGTCTACGTTGCTATAAGAGTTGATATCAAAGTAATCACCGACACCATGCTCAAAGTATTCGTATGTAACTTGCACTGGATTAGATGGTGCAGTAAACGATGGAATTAGATTTAATCGACCCCAATCATAATGGCTTTGGCGCTGGCCATTATCAAACTCATAACGATCAGAGATATCTTGAGTATATGCATTAGAAGCTGGTGTTGTACCAAACGCTGCTGATGGCGCTGTCTTGATAGAAACGATGCGGAATACGTCAGCTTTATCTAGGTAGACAATAGCAGCTTGTGCTGCTGCAGCTGTAGTAAATGTTTCAGTAGCAGATGTGAGAGTTTTAGTTTTTTCGTAACCAGAACCATTGCGAATAACTGCTGCAATTACTGTGATAGAACGGCCAGACTGCGCAGATGGAACAGTAATGGTACATGTAGAACCAACAGCAACGATAGAAACTGGGTTAATAATAGCACCACCAGCTGTTGCATCATTGTCAACTACGATATAGTTTGTAGTTCCAGAAGCAGAAGAGAATGTTCCCGATGTAGACAAGTTAACTGTAACACCAGAAGCAGTTTGTGTAAATTTCTGATAACAGATATATGTTGTGTTGTTTACACCAGAAGTTCCAGCGCCACGAACAGAACGGATAGCATAATCAGGTAAAGAGAATACTAAGCTAGAGTTGTTAGCTTCTAGTAACTGAGTACTTGCTAAAGAGTATGCTTTACCAGTGAAAGAGCTAGTTGTGATTGCAACAGCATTTTGAGATGATGGTGCTCCAGTAATACGAATCATAGTACCATCAACAACAATATAATCACCAGAGATCAAATCAGTTTGGAATGAAGTGCCAGTACCAGTTAATGATGTAGAAGAAGCGGTGACAGATCCAACTAATGTAGTGGAAATTGCATTGATGTCAGAACTAAAGCTGAGGTTAGCATCAGCACTTGAAACGCTATAGAAGAAAGATTTAACGCTACGGTTAAAATCTTTACCATTATTCATTTGAATATCAAACAAACCTAATTTGTAAACAGCAGTAGAACCAAACAATGCACCACTATGCCATTCCATGAAACGAACACGAGCAGTACCAATTTGGTTACCAGCAGCAGTACCAACAGAAGAACCTGTTATTTGATCACGCAACGAGATAATATCGCATGTGTCAAGAGGAGGTAAGTTATTGACATTGGTGACTAACACATAGTTACCAACAGTGGGTTGAATGATACTGTTTAGAGCTTGATCATATGCACGTGCTTTATCGACAGCTACATAAGTTGTAGAATCTTTTTGAATCTCATAGCCACGAACATATGCTTTTCCTGGTTCTAAACCGATAGCAAGTTTAGACTCAGAACCATCTGTATAGATACCACGGTTATACGCTGGTGTTACGTCAAATTCCCATTTAATACCAGTAGAACCTGGACCATCATATGCAGTACCAGAAGTGTGCGTTGGAGCAGTAGTAACAGATGTACCACTTAGTTTAGCAACATATGTATTACCACCACTAGTAACAATATCACCAGTTAGGTATGCTGTGTTTTGAGCCCAAGCACCACGGGCATTATTGCGGTGTTCACGAACGTCAATAGAGAATTCACGAACAGTATAATCACCAGATTCATCATATGTACGACGAGCCAATTCATCACCGAGCATAGAGTATGCAGTGCTATCAACGATAGTCTTAATCTTACCATCTACAACACGGATAAGTTCAATGAAGTCTTCATCGCTGGTGCTGTCAATGCTTAACTTGGTTAAATTTAAGTCGATATAGAAACGATGAGCACCAGGAGCTGCAAAGTTATAGCTATTCTGAGCATTATCTAGCAATGTCTCATCTTCTTCTGGAGTGACAATAGATTCATTAACGCTCAAACCGATGCGGTAAGAAGGTGTATTACTATATTTGTCCAGAACAATAGTCTGTTCTTCAACTAAACAAAAGTGTTGGTTAATGTAGTAAACGCCACGTTTAATGGTAGCTAAAGAACCTTTACCAACAGCATTAGAAGTAGAAGCTTGAAAAGAATAAGTTCCATCTTCAGTAGTAATAACTTCAGAGTTAGAAAATGTTTGAGTTGTGTTATTGCTGCCAGTAGTTGTATATCGAATATACAGTGTAGTTGGGTCTGTGTTTTCTGCGTCTTGTGCTACAACAACTTCAGCAGTTACACCAGAAGAACCAATGATCGTCTTACCCTTAAGAGAAGATACAAACGTTTGAACTGCTACACCATTATAAACTGATTGTAGAGTAACGTAATCTGCGCCCTTATTTGGTTGTGTGATAGTCTCAACAGATGACTGACCTGGGATTACCATCGCACCTTGTTTGAAAATCGCATCACCATGACGAGAAATTTGATTCTGCAGAATGGTCTGCATCTGAGTAAGTTCACGAGCCTGAACCGCAAACGATGGACGATACAGAATACGATAGAACTTTTTGTTCTCATCGTAATCATCATTATACGGTTCGGTATTGAAATCGATCATTCTTATACTCTTCTTTAAATGTTATTCTTTATTTATTAGAATTTTATAACAGTTCTTAATGTAACTGTTTGGTCTGCTGTAGGCGTAAACGCTTGTTTGTTATCAATAAACAAGATATGACCAGAATACTTATCTGCAGTTGGAGGAGTAACTCCAGAACATGCGAATGTTTGTCCAGTAGGATTAACAAATACAGTTCCAACAACTGGGGCATAGTTATCTAGTGATTGTATCAACATACCAGTAGTTGTAGTAGAAACAACACGGAAGCGGCGAGCAGAATCACCAACAATTAACAACATATCTGGTTTAAATGCTGCTGTATCAACAAATCCTGTAACAACATAACAAGCAGACGCAAGTGCTGTTTTTAGGTTACCGTACTGTCCAAACTGACGAGGGTTTTTAATAATACCTAACTGACGGAAATCGTTGTTAACGTTAAATCCTTGGTTGGTGTCTTTAGAAATATTAGTATAGAACATAAGAGTTCTAGCAAACATACCAGTAATTGGATCTTTGCCATGCCCACCGAATGGTGCCATGACAGCACGAGCCTTAGCTCCAAACCCACCACCAGAAATTGTAACAGTAGCCCAACGATATCCAGTACCATAACCTCCAACGACTAATTTCTTAACGGCACCACCTTCAATAATAGCAGTAGCTGTTGCGCCTTGACCATCTCCATCAATAGTAATAGTTGGGTTTTCACCGTAACCAAACCCACCAGAAATCACTGGATACGCCATGACACGACCATCTGGAGTCAACAACTCTGTGTTTGCTTGCATAGTATTGATATCACCTGGAGACAAGTCAGCTGAAATAACAGCATTGGTACCATCTCCTTGCACTACCAAGTTGGCGTAAGTATAACCAACACCACCATTGTCGATTTGCACGCTGTCAATCTGTCCATTTGAGATAATTGGAATTAACTTAGCTTCAGACTTAAGACCGACGAAATAACCAGTTGCACCTGCTCCACCAGAAACTGGTTGGATTTGAATATTTGGTAAAGTCGAGTAACCTGACCCGTACTTTAAAACAACAGTACCTGTGGCTGGTGAGCCAACATATGTCAGTGTAGCAGTACCATTGGTTGCTGCACCACTTGTGTGTGTCGGCGCAACAGTACTAGTTGTTCCTTGAGATGTTACTGTGTATAAACGGCTAGAATAAAATATTTGTGTGCCAACTGTATATGTAGTAGATGGTGCCCACTGTGTACCAAAGTTGGCAGTAGGAATAGAAGTATACAATTCACCAGAATCAGAAACATAAACTTTCTGAACGCCAGTACCATTCATCACAACAGCACCAACGAATCCGTTACCCCCACCACCAGTTAATGTTATAGATGGAGCAGAAGTATATCCAGAACCTGGATTCGTAATGTTAACATCTAAAACAGAACCATTTAGTGTAATACCAGTAACTGCACCTGAAGATACGTTTACTGTTCCAGTAGCACGAGTACCAATATACTTTAATGACGCAGTGCCATTTGATACTATACCAGATTTATGGGTCGGTGCTGGAGAAGCGAGAGTTCCAGAAACTGTAGCTTCATACAAGTTGTTGTTATATTCAACTTTTTGACCCAATAGAATACCGACACCATTTGTCCAAGAGTTTGCACCTGCAAATGGAGGAGCAATAGTGATAGTAGCACCTGAAGTATAACCAGTTCCAGGCGCAGAAATTTGAACGTTCTGTAATAATAATGGATCAGATTCACGATACCCGTCACCAGATACAGAGATTGATGCGAATGTGTAGTTTTGTCCACTGTTTTCTAAAACAACGTTTAAAATCTCACCATTGGAGTAAAACTGAGAACGGATAGAGTTCACAACTGGCATGTAAACATCAGTTAAGAATTTGTTGCGCAGGGCGATTGGAATACTATACAAGTATTTCCACATATACCCGTCTGGCATATTAACTGGATCTACAACAGTTCCGATTGGCTTGTAAGTAGAAATAGCATTGTTGTTATTGTCCAGACACTTGTACACGTTGTACTCGTCTGTCATAACGACACAGTTAATGTCTTCTAATCTTTGAGCACCTGAGTATGCAATAGCAGTTGTAGCTAAAGCTGATGCTCCTTCGCCACCACCACCTGTAATTGTTACTGTAGGTGTAGAAGTATATCCTCTGCCACGAGAAACCATATCAATAGAAACTACAACACCATCAAGTACTGTTGGAACGGCGACGGCACCAGTTCCACCACCACCTGTAATACTGACAGAAGGTGGATCTGAATACCCATATCCACCTGAAACTAGATTAATACCTTGAACTTCATCACTGTACTGATCATCATACATATCCCAAATTTGACCAGTAACCCAGTCTACACGTGGAATGACGAATGATATGTCTGTACTCTTAATTTCTTTTAGAGTGATAATTTCGTTACGTGTTTTTAATTCATAGTCGAAACTATCAATTGGATATGGAGGAGTTGTATCGTCCACCCAATTAACAGTTCTTCCTAAAAAGTAGTAGTAACGGGCATTTCGGTTCTGAATCTCATCGAACAGTGCCTCTGCAATAGAGTTATGTAGCGGAGACTTCAGTAAAGAAGATGAGCTCATTGAATTTACCTAAAAATTAGCTTACTGTAACAACCCAAGTGATAGCGATAGAGTCGCCAGCTGCCTTGTTAACAACTGGGAAAGTTGTGCGGCATAGCATTGTACCTGAAGAGTTGGCATTAAAAATACCAGCTTCAGTAATGGCACCAGTACCTGTACCAGCTGGGAAAGTAGCTGTAGCAGTAACTTGGTTAGATGAAGATGAGAAAGAAGCTAATGCTACACGACCAGCTTCAACACCTAGAGTAGTATTACCTACAGCTGGAGTTGCAGTACCAGTACCGATAGCCATATAACTCATAACTGTTGGGATAGATGATCCCTGCATACGAGCAGCGATATAAGTCTTACCTGCAGAAACAACTAAGTTCTTAACTTTGTGTTCTTCTTTTACATTACCAGCTGCGTCCAATAGTTGGATCTTTACTTCACCTGTAGCTAGTAAGTCGTCTTGTTGTTGAAATTCCATATAATTCTCCTGTTAGATTGTAATTGCCTCGCCGACATATAACCCACTATCATTTAAGAAGAAGCCAGCCTCTCCGTATGGGTTAAGTTCAAGTAAACCGCCAGAGTCTACTGCTGCGGCATTATCGTCACCACCATAGTATGTCGGATCTATAGTGGTCGTATAAACAAATGCTGGTGTCGTTCTATTTAGGTCTGTAGGACTTGTTGCGTCAGTGTCCGACATAACAACTTGTTCTAGATCTTGGTCATTACCATTATTTAAGTAGTGATTGGCTTCGAGTAATTTGTTAAAATCGAATACATCAGCACCAATTCTAGTTGCGCCACCAGCATATCCAATAGCTTGTTCAACCATTGTAGCAGTTTCATTATCATATGCTAAATCATAATTTAAATGGGTTGCGTCAAGTAATTTAGTTTGATCAAAATATGGAACAGTACGAGATCCATTAGATCCAACTGTGTCTAAAGTGAATACAGATTCAGAGTCTACTGTAGTTCCATCATTAATAACGTGATTTAGAGTGAGCGCCTTTACCGTATCGAAATATGGCATTATTCTGGTAGAATCAGTCACATCACCACCGTCAGCTAATGAAATAGACTGCGGTTCGACATTTCCATCATAATTTAAGTTGGTGCCATCAATAGGTTTAGACAATGTTAGATATGGCATTGTTCTGGTTCCATCCAGAGTCAATCCTGTTTCTACCATTGTTACATAATGTCCTTCAACTGCACCGTCAAAGTTGGCTGTCTGATCATCAAAATACTTACCAAAATCTTTAATCTCAGTTAAAGCATCAATAGTAACTTCATCTTGAACTGTAACCGCCAAAATCTTAACTAATGATTCCAGAGCTAAACTAACATCAAATTCATTACGAATATCATATTCACCAAATATGGCCATACCAGCAGGATGAATCAAATTCTTAACTGCAGTCTTGTAAGAGTCAAGAGCCTCATCGATCTTAATAACATAAGAGTATGCTTGATAGTAACGACTATCTTGGATATAGATAGCATCATCTAAGAAGCCATCGTTATTAACGTAGTAACCTGGATATTTTGCAAGAGGTCCAAGAGAACATTTGATAATCGCTGGATCGTTATCTGTGATAGTAGAGTCTACGCTAGAGATACCAAATTCACGTAGAACCAAACCAGCAAATGTGCCGTCTAGTGCTGGTCCACCAGTCTCACCAACACCTGCCATGTTATAGTCTGCTGTGTTAATTGTACCAGATTCAGCAAAACCATCTAGTCTTTCGCTAATACTCAATGTAGATAGAGTTCCACCAATTTGTGGTGTATCGATACGTTGAATAATAGTACCAGCTGTTCCAGCAACATCTTGACCAGATTTAGCAGAAATTGTAGTTGTAAAATCTGTCGTATAACCGACACCATACTTAATAAATTGTCCTTGTGCGATACCACCGTTAGAATCGACACGAGAGATCTTCAAGATGGAACCATATCCATCAAAGTTCTTAATGTTATATAAGTCACCAATTTTAAAACCAGATCCAGGTTTCTGAATCTCTAGTTGCGATGTTGTGGCTAGAATCTCACCAGTAAAGTAGGTGCCAGCAGCGTCATCACGATAACGAAGTCTATCTCCGACTGAAATATTACCAAAGAATCGACGATCGATGTAATATTCGTAAACGTTATCTGCAATGTTAACTACACGATCAATTTCAACTTCAACGTATTGACGACGATCGACTAGAACACGAATAATCTTGTTTGGTGTGACAACGTCAACTAACTTACCGATTGGATCATTTGGATGACCAGTAAGAATCTTAACGAAAACAGAAACGTCTTGATTCCACTTACCATCAGAAGCACGGAGCATCTGCTTGGCAGGATATTCAACCGTAACTTCTTTATTGAATAGAATACGAAATAGTAACTTAAAAGAAGCCTCAGAACCTTTGGCACCGTAGTGTTCTTTGATATGCTCCATTAAGAAGCGAGGTTCTACTGTAGTATAAGGTAGCTTAGAAGCTAACTCATCTTTAAAATATCTAATGAATGAATCTAAGGTCTTGTCCAGATCTCGAAGATCTTCTAAGTCCTGTTGAGTTGTTCCAAGATAATCATAATACGCTTGCAAGAATGATACAAACGCAGGATAATCTGATCTTACGAATTCAGGTAGCTGCGACGCTACCAGAGATGATAACTTTGGCTTGGTAAGCATTATGAGCGACTAGAAGTAAACTGATAATTGTATCCACCACGTAAGTCACCAGATGCTGTCTTATCAGCAATCGCAGTAATCTTCAAGTGGTCTAGTGCAATTTCTGCAACTTGCGTTAGGGCAGAAACAACGTCGTTAGATTGTGGGGCGATAGAAAGTTCAAAATCAACATCTGCTAGAGCAGTAATGTGCAAGTTCTTAATATCAACGATACCTTTAGAGTAATCAATCGTACCAATTTGGTCATTAACGACAATTTTAGTAGCATTAGTTCCGAGACGATACAAACGCACATAACGAATACCATCATCATCCAAATAATGTACTTGATCTGAACCAGCAATGTAGAATCCAGTTGACTGGAATGATTCTTCAGCCACACCAGAATAATAGATCGGGTTAATCATATTCAACAGATATTGCGCTGACACATTGTAACGTGGAGTCATCTTACGACGAAGCAGTACTGTTGTAATATTATTAACAATAGATGGATCAGTCTCATCGATAAGTTTGCTTAACTTAGAGAAACGGAATATACCATCAAATGTTTGTAAATCAGAATCGTTGTAAGAAATAATTGTCTGACGGACTAAAGTGGCAATTTCAGCAGCAGTGCGAGATGTATCTTGTTCATTGAAATAAACAGTAACATCGAGGGCTATGTTAATATATTCTGGGTCTACAATTTGAGGGATAACAGAAACAACGTTACGGTTGCTAAGGATAGAAGAAGTGATGGCAGCTTTCTGAACTGTAGTCAGTTTAGTTGCATCTTTTGGTTTAATACAGATAAATGTCTTACCATAAACAGGAGGATTATTATCTTCACCACCCCAAACAGAAACAGACTTTGCTTCTGGTACGTTAGCGTAAATTAGAGCTTTATAGTCATCTGGAGTTACCGCACGGTTCTGTGCGGCATAGAATTTTGGAGCATTAAAACGGATAGAGTCATTTGCTTCTTTATCAGATCCATTTGATGCAATTCCAGTAGTTGTTACTGTAACTGTGGCACCAGCAAGAATTGTTGCACCATTATATGAGAATGCACGAGCGCCATTGGTTGCGTCTAAGCTAGATACAAAATAATCTAAGTGAATAACATTACCTATATCTAAAGCACGACCGATATTACCATCGCCAAATGTGATTTCATAAAGACCATCATCAATTTCTTTAACCCAAAACGCTTTAGTAACAGGTGTAGCGTTGACTACAGAATCTGTATTCGACCAAGTCTCATACATAGAAGAAGTTGGGTTTTCTTGAATACGTACTTTTAGAGTGTTGATGTCTACGTTACTGTTTGGTATAATGTAACGAGAACCAGCAGAAGCCGTATATTTAAAGTTTAGTGGGCGACCTTCTGTGATTTCTAAATTTGTAAAAGTATATACGTTATTAGAACGAGTAGTAGTTACTGAACCTGTATTATAGAACGTGTATTGAGTTCCATCTACATTAGTGGTAAATTCTGAGTATGCAGGTAATGTGATTGTAGAGGGTGAGTTAACTCCACCAGAAACCGTTACTGTCACAATAGCCTTGGCACATGATGCAGAACGTGGTGTATATCCAAGCATTTTAGCAAGAGAAACAATACTGTTACGCTTGCGTGCTGAGTCTAAAAACATTTCATTAATAGCCATGTTATTATACAGGGCATTATAATGAGTATTATATGCTAAGACATCTAGTAAGACAGACATGGCAGAACCTTCGAAGTCGTAGTCCTGAAACTGTTCTTGTCCCTTTAGGAAGTTCTTTAGGTTAGACTTGATATTATCAAAGTCTAACTCTGTTACATTGATTTTCTTATTGGATGCCATTTATCGTGTTCTCTCTAGCGTTAAATCAAGAGTTAGTGGTTGGTTTGTATTTAAAATTTGAAACTCTATAGTCACACTAACGTCATATTCATCTTCAGAAACCACTACGATTACGTCTAGTACTTGAACACGAGGTTCGAAGTTATCGATAGTATCGATGATTGATCTGCGGAGCATAACTTCGAGCATTGGAGTAACTGGCTCGAATAATAATCTTTTAATTGGGCTACCGATTTCGCTGTGGAATGGTCGCTCATAATTAGCAGTCATAATCAAGTTCTTCAGACTAGTCTTGATAGCGTTCTCATCAAAACGACGTACAATATCACCAGTCACTGGGTGAGGAGTGAAATTGAAGTCTAAGTCCGAGAAGATTCTTGTATTTCTTGCCATATTGTTTATTTAGGTTATTCTATGAAAGTCTTTGCATTTCCGCTGGAAATTGCATCGCCATCTGCAATTAAATCATCAACTCTTGCAGCCAGATGACCCTCAAAATAAGTCTTTGCAGCACCAGTCGAAATCTTTCGTTTAACTCCTGTGTGTTGAGGTGATGGTCCATGATCGTCAAACTGGTCACCAATCACACCGATAATATTTCCACCAACATAACTTTTAGAGCACTGCATAACAGTAAGGGCAGATGGAGGATATCCATCTTGTCCTTTACTCATTGCACCCTTATAAGTTAAGGCTGTCATACCCTTTTAGCTTTCGGTGGAATTGTATCTAGAAGAATAAAACCAGATGGAATACCTTTGGAGTCTCTTTTATATACAGAGTCATTTACCATAGTGAATGCCATCTTACGATTACCTTGTGGTTTATACGCTGTGTGAATCCATACCGAATCTGTGGCACGATATTCTAAAATTAGTTGATCGTATGTGATTAACTTTTCTAGCTGTTGGACCAGTGCGTATGTCTTGTTATTACGGTCTGGCAGCATCAAAGCTATATCGAAACAGTGCCCTTTGCAATGATCAGAGAATGGTGACTCAGTTGGAACAACACCCTTTAGACGATATCCAGAAGAAATCTTCCATTGTTTGTTATAACCACCGATACCACCTGGAAGTGCCTCAAGATATGGTTCAAGAATGTTCTGAGCCGACATCGCCAAGTTACACACAATTTCTTGAACCGTATATACACGTTCTTGTGTGTTTGGACCATCTTTCAGCATCTGATCAACTAGCTTATGCTTACCATTAACACCACCATCCATTAACATACCAAGAGTGAAGTTTTTGGATATAGTATAATCATTCGTGAAGTTTTTAGTGCCGTAGATAATTTTGCAATCAACTGGGATCTGCTTACCAGACCCACCAGATGGTGTTCCAGCTTCTTCTGTGGCTGCTGGCGCTGGAGCGTTTGGTACACCAGCAATTACGGCAGCGTTTGATGCAGCACGTCCCTCTGGTGTATTGAAGTCTTCTGGCGTTTCGTTCGCAGCTAATTCTTCAGTCTTACGTTCTGGTGGGATTAGATATGGAACAACAGCATTGATTGGATCACCAACAGGCGGTGCTGTTAATTCAACTGGAGATACATCTGTAGCACCAGCGGCACCGTTGCCGAATTGACCTTCAGCGTAGTCTGCAGATAGAGTACCGCCTGCAAGAAGATCCATAGAACCAGCAGATTCTACATTAACTGTATTACCTTTAGTACTTACAGCACCAGTGCCCTGCATGGTTAAATCTGCATCAGCTAACACAGAAACATCATTAGCTTGTACTTTGAATGTACCACCCGCTTTAACAAGGACATCTCCTCCAGCTGCAAA